TTATAACCTCAGACCTACCTTCATGGGTAATACCATGTAGCTCTAAGACCTTGTACTTAATCTTCTCTATGTTCATTCTCTAACCTCGTTGTTACATGTTCTTGGCATGATTCACACCATGCCTCACCATTCTGTGCTTGTTCACTATCACCTACATACTTGTTGTTCCTATCTACCCAAGCTAAAGTATGAAGGTTATCTCTACCACATACTCCACATCTTATATGTCCTTTCATAATGATAACTCCAATTGGGTAGTCATTTGTCTGCTTTTATAATGTATCTCAGGGTAATATATATACCCGTCGTTAAAACATATATCACTACAATAGGTTAAATTAATAACACATTGTATGGGTATTAACCCATGGTATAACCTACGATATCTCCTATTAGATATCCAATAAGGGAACTCAGTATGCTTTAAAACAGCCCCTAATATCTTACATCTATCTTTATATATACTCATAATGTTTACCTCTATGTTGTTAAAATGGTATATCTATATCAGGGTGTGATACCAAGATACTAGGGTAAGTATCATACTTAATCTGCCCTGATGTAAACCTACGCTGTCTCCTAGAGCCTAGGTAATACCATAGCCCCATAATGTCATCTTTTACTATGTAGTTATCACAGTATCCTATGTCGTTCATAATGTTTACCTCAATGTGTTGTGCTAAAGGGGACATCAGCTGTCCCCAATAGCGTTGTTGTACAGTTGTTGTACAGTAGTACTATCTAAGTACTAGTCCTTTGGTTTTATCAACCTTTATTGAACTGTTCATAGCTGCATTAGGGTCAGCCATTTGAAGATATGCTTGTGCTTTATCTCCAAATCTCTTTGCCTTAGCAACTCTAGGTACAAGGTCAGTTCTCCCTAGGTTATCCTTATGTACCCAAGGGTCAAACACTAGTGGTCTCCCCTCAGCCATAGCATTGGCTTCTTTAGGGCAAACACCTTTGTTTGCTTTTATGAAGTCATGCACATCTTTAATGATACAATGTATTGGCTCAATACCCTGTTCTTTATTGGGTATGTTTGCATACTTAGTACCCGTAGATTGCTCAGTAACTTCCTCAATTACAATTTTGCCATTGTTATTAACTCTAACAGTAACAGCTAGGTAATTGATGTCTATTGGCACTACTACTTTGTCCATAGTATCCATAGTATTTCTCCTGAGCCCTATTAAGGCTCTTTAATAGTTTACTTTCCATTCGGCAATAGGCTCCCAAAAAGGGAACTTTGCCTCGTGGAATTTTCATCATGGCAGGGTTGAAATTTTTTTCAAATCGCTACTTTCTAAAACAGATCCTTGTAGTGGTATCTATAATGTATATGTAAAGTTTTCAATAAGTTATTTTAGATAGGATAAATTAGATAGTTTTAATTTAGGAATATCAATAGGTTAGCTTTAACTATCTAGATTATATAGGTTTCTTAAAGTAATAAGTACTCCCGATTTTAAGATATCTTTAAGATATACTTTCATAGAGTGGCATAACATAAAAAAAACTATATAGTCTAGATAGTATAGATAGTTAAAGAGATAGTTAATGGCTAAACATACTGTAAACTATGGTAATTCCGTAAACCTTGCGTAAAGTTTACCTATACAAACCTTATGAATGTATGTAAAGTAATCGTTAGATAGTGTAGATAGTGTTTACTTTACGGAAACAATGTGCCGTAACCTACCGACCGATGGCTATTTCACCATTATCCTTTTAAAAATTATAAGAGATCTAATATATTATATGTAATGTAGTATGTTTATATGTAATGTAGTATGTTTATCAGTAATCAAGACAAAAAGAAAGCCGCTTCCTTGCGGCTTCTTCTTATTTAACTGACTTGAAGTGTATCTTCTATGATAAATCCTTTCATATCTCTTAGCCAGTCTTGGTAATCAATGACACTACTAAAGATTATAGTATGCCACTGATTATCAATTGTCATGTATTGCACTACTATCATAAGTTTCCTCCTATTAATGCTAGTAATCCTATTATTAACACTCCGATGTTGGTTATTATCAGCTCTCTATCTCTCATCAGGATTGCTCCCCATGCCCATAATATTGTACCTAGTGTCAATATCAATGGACCGAGTGGATATATTCCATAATGATTGAACGCTGTCCCTATTATAATTGTCAATGTTGCTAACTGTTTAATTGTTTTCATCATTTTCCTCCATGTTCAGTTGTACAAGCAGTTTATCCTCATGCTCAGGAGTTGTGGTTAGCCCGAGAATGTATAACCTATACGCTTATTACGGCGTTTAGACTCAACTTCTCCTTTAGTACCCGTAGACATTCTACGAATCTGTATCTGACTTTTATAGATTTCCGAATAACCTAGGTAAAAGCTACCTTTGTTATTATCAACTTCATCTTGATAGATGCAGTTGGAATCTAGTTTCAAACCAGATTGAGCCTCAGCAATTTCAACTGATTTCATTACCAACCCTATATCACTAGGGTTAATGAATGTTGACTCAGAGTCAGGAGTAATGTAGAAGCGCAAACAAGTTTTACCTTTTTTGTTCCCCGCACTAATCCTAACAGGTCTATCCACAGTTTTAATAGCAGATTGTTCAATCTCCATTGAAAATCTCCTGTACAACTGTACATATGTTATATGGAACTTTCTCGAAATAAGTAATTTCCATAATTTAAACATGACAGATTCGTAAAGTTTTTCAAATCGTTGAATCCATTGGCTTGTAGAGTATTAGAGTTTACTAATATAGATATAATACTCATATGGCTTGGGTGGGTACATGGACTAGCCCTAAAACCTACCCCCCATCATATCTATACCTCTTATAACAAGACCCAAAAAATAGACGTGTAAAGTTTCAGACCACCAATGCTTGACAGTTTGGTTTAAATACCTTAAGTTTCTATTATGGACACGCTTCCAATCAAACATACTAAATGGTCAGATAGATTAGCATTCGACATGGCTTTGTTATTAGAGGGCTCAGGAGAAACTCTTGATGAACTTAGGGCTAGGCACAAAGTCACAGTTGATGATCTTATTGCCTTTAACAAAGATAAAGTATTCCTTAAAAAAATAGAGACCTATAGAAATGAGATTATAGAAAAAGGAATGACTTTCAAACTTAAAGCAAGAGCACAGGCAGAAGAACTTCTGATTACAAGTTGGACATTAATTCATTCCCCCGAAACATCATCAGCTGTAAAAGCAGACTTAATAAAATCTACAGTGAAATGGGGTGGCCTAGAAATAAGAAACGATACAGTGGAGGATACAAATGGCGGAGTCAAAATTACGATTAATCTTGGGGGGCAAGAACACCCAACCACAATCATTGACGCAGAATCAAATAAACAGGGAGAAGAACCTGCAGCTATCGGAAGTACTAAGTAAATTTGATACAGACTTAAGTCTAAAAGTGAAGACTTTAGAAGAGTATGATAGTGTGTCTAATATTTTGCATAGTAATCAAATATCTTTCACAACAAAAATTATTAGATATAAAGTACCAAAAGGTCGACCAACCGAATATTATATAAATATAGTGGAGAACTTAGAATAATGGATATAGACTATACACCTTCTAAAACCTGCAAGGCATTTATGATGTCTGATTCTAAGATGCGTACACTGATGGGGCCTGTGGGTTCAGGTAAATCAGTCGTCAGTGCCTTTGAAGTTATAAGGCGGGCTACTATGCAAGAGCCAAACAAACAAGGGATACGTAAAACAAGAGCAGCTATAGTCCGTGAAACGGCTAGACAACTACAAGACACAACAATTAAAACCTTCCACGATTGGTTTCCCCCTGGTGTCTGTGGAACTTATATGAGAACTACTAAAACATTCTTCTTTAAAGTAGGAGATGTTGAATGCGAAGTTATGTTTAGAGCACTGGACGATGCTGATGATGTAGCTAATTTGAATTCTTTAGAATTATCCTTTGCATGGTTCAACGAGTGTAGGGATATTAACCCTAAAATTGTTGACGCCATGTCAAAACGTATTGGTCGTTTCCCATCTACTAAAGACGGGGGGCCTACATGGTTCGGGATGTGGGGGGATACCAATCCTCCTACAATGGATACATGGTGGTATTATCAGATGGAACACCTCGACCCCCTTGATGGTGTAAGCCCAAATGATAACGGGTGGGATGTATTCAAGCAACCATCAGGTAGGAGCCCTTTTGCTGAAAATATAGAGAACTTACCTGAAGGGTATTATGATATCCAAGGTAGATCTGATGAATATGTAAGAGTATTTATAGATGGAGAGTATGGGTTAAGTACGGCTGGGCAACCTGTGTATAAGTATTTTAACCCTGAATATCATATGGCTCATCAGAAATTAGAACCTACAGTAAACGGTGTACGCCCTATTATTATTGGCATGGACTTAGGCCTAACACCCGCAGCTGTTATAGGACAACAAGACCCAAGGGGTAGAGTCCTTATACTTGATGAGTGTGTAAGCTTTGATATGGGCATACAACGATTTGTTAGGACAGTTCTAAAACCTAAAATTATTGAAAAGTTTTCATCATCTCCTATATTAATTATTACAGATCCTGCGGGTATACAGAGAGCTCAGACGGATGAGCGTTCGGCTGTAGATATTATAAAAGCCGAAGGATTAAAGGTAATGCCTGCTAGAACTAATAATATATCAGCTAGGCTTTCGTCGGTTGATGATTTCCTTATGCGTCAAGTTGATGGAGAC